CTGCGCCGCCGCATAGCAGTCGCCGCCCGGAGAGTTGATCCAGAGGTCAATATCTCCCTCGGCGGCGTGAAGCTCAGATCGAAACATCTGAGGCGTTACCTCATCGCCCCACCACGTCTCATCCGAAATCACACCATCGAGCAGGAGCGTCCGCCCCTCCCCTTCATTCCGTACCCAGTTCCAAAATTTACGCTTCATTGCCCTCTCCTTTCTGCGGCTGACCTGCAAAGAGTCCCGCATCCTCGAGTTTCGTCATATTTCCGTTGATGAGATAGAGATCGCCACCCTCGTCTGCATTGATAGGATTCATGTCCTCAATGCTGCGGATGTCGTTCGCAGAGAGCCACCCGTTCTGCCGCCCGATGGCATATCCCTCCATGCGGCTCTTGTAGTCCCCCCGCAGAAGCCCGTCCACGTTGAAGCGGATGAAGTAGTCCTTCCGCTCCTTCTCCGTCAGCAACGCCTTTTGAAGCGACTGCTCCCAACGCACGACCCACGGATTCAGCGTGTACTTCACGAACTCAAGCGACTGCTGCTCGATATTGGAAAACGAGGATTTCTCCAAATCCCCGACCATATGCGGCGGCACACGATAGAGCCGTGCAATCTCGTCGATCTGGAACTTTCGTGTCTGTAGAAACTGCGCCTCCTCGGGCGGAATGGCAATCTGCTGATACTTCACGCCCTCCTCGAGGAGCGCAATCTTTCCTACGTTCTTCGTGCCACCATAAACCGAATGCCAGCTCTCTCTCAGTTTTTCCGGATCTTTCACCACCCCCGGATGTTCGAGCACACCCGCAGGCCGCGCACCGTTCTGAAAGAACGTCGCTCCATACTCTTCCGTCGCAAGAGCAATGCCGATGGCCGTCTTTGCCATCGCGATCGGCGAGTAGCCGACCAGACCGTCAAAACCGAGTCCCGGAATGTGGAGGACATCCTCACGACGCAGACGAATCTGACCCGCCGCTTTGAAATTCGGATTTTCCTCCGTACTCCTTGTGTAGAGATAATACAGCTCGCCCGTTTTACTATCGCGGCCGACATCCATCCGATCCGGCAGCAGTGGGTAGAGTCCGATCACCCGCCCCATGCCGTCGCGCAGGATCTGTGCGTAGGCATTCCCCCACAGAAGAAGATGCGTCATCAGCGTCTCACGGAATACGAAACTCGTCATCTCGGGATTCGGCGCATCGTGCAGCAGGAAGTACAGCGGATGCGCCGGCACACGCTCTTTTCCCTGCCCCTTGTATGCGTAGACATGAAGTGGCAGTCCCGCGATGGATTCCGCGAGGATGCGCACACAGGCGTAGACTGCTGTCGTCTGCATCGCAGTCCGTTCATTGACCACCTTTCCCGCCGCCGTCGGTCCAAACAAAAAGACTAGGCCACCGAGAAGATTCGTAGGCTTGTCCCGGGATCGAAAAAGTCTGCTGAAAAAATTCATGTGCATCACCTCCTGTTCAAAACACCAACACGCCCCGCGTATCATAGACGGACACCGCAGGATCATTCCCACACCGAATCGCACGGTCGAGCGCCATGATGAGTGCAATCACGCCGTCAATCTTCTCTGTGGACTTCTCCTTGTCCGCCTTAATGTTCCCCGCAGGGTCGGTGCGGATGAAGATATTATCTGCCATCCAGCGCATGACGGGATGCCCGCCGTGCGCTATTTTCTTTTCCAGCGTCAGCTTCATCAGCTCCTTGGTCGGTGGACTCATATCTTTGAAGCCCTGCCCGAATGGGACAACAGTGAACCCCATCCCCTCAAGATTCTGCACCATCTGCACCGCGCCCCATCGGTCGAAGGCAATCTCGCGGATGTTGTATTTTGTGCCCAGTTCCTCAATGAATGCCTCGATAAATCCGTAATGCACGACATTCCCTTCAGTGGTCATGAGGTATCCCTGCCTCTGCCACGCGTCATACGGAACGTGGTCGCGACGCACACGCAGGTCAATGCTCTCCTCGGGAATCCAGAAGTACGGAAGGACAACAAACGCCTCATCTTCCTCCATTGGCGGGAACACCAGAACAAATGCTGTAATGTCCATCGTGGACGAAAGGTCGAGCCCGCCGTAGCACAGGCGTCCTTCCAACGCCTCCGCATCCACAGGAGCGGCACAGGCATCCCATTTGTCCATCGGCATCCACCGCACGGACTGCTTCACCCACTGATTCAACCGCAGCTGACGGAAACTGTTCTCCTCAGTAGGATTCTGCATCGCAGAAGTACAGGCCGCCTGTACCTTATCCATACCAACTGTAATCCCGAGCGATGGATTCGCTTTTCTCCACACTGCGGGATCCGTCCAGTCCTCCTCGACTCCTGCCCCGTAGATCACGGGATAGAAAGTCGGGTCGATCTTTCGGCCTTCCAAAATATCCTTTGCCTTTTGATGCGTCTCGTAACAGATGGACTGTGTATCCGTCCCCGCTGTAGTAATGAGGAAGTAGAGCGGCTGCATTCGCGCATCGCCGGAGCCTTTCGTCATAACGTCAAAGAGCTTGCGATTCGGCTGTGTATGAAGCTCATCAAATACAACACCGTGAATATTGAACCCATGCTTCGTATAAGCTTCTGCCGAGAGTACCTGATAGGTGCTGTTTGTTGGCAGGTATTTCATATGCTTCTGCGAAGCAAGGATTTTCACCCGCTTGTTGAGTGCTGGACACATACGCACCATGTCAGCAGCAACCTTGAACACGATGCTTGCCTGTTGCCGATCAGCAGCACAACCATATACCTCTGCTCCAGCCTCCCCATCACCACAGCAGAGAAGTAGCGCTATGGCGGCGGCGAGTTCACTTTTTCCCTGTTTCTTCGGAATCTCGATATATGCCGTGTTGAACTGTCGATAGCCGTTCGGCTTCAACACGCCAAAGAGGTCGCGAATGATGCGCTCCTGCCAGTCGATGAGTTCGAAGGGCTTACCTGCCCACGTCCCCTTCGTATGACACAGGCACTCAATGAAGCCCACGGCATAGTCCGCAGCGGCTTGGTCGTAGTGTGCGTCCTCTGCCATGAACTTTGTCGGTTTGTAGTCCGTCAATTTCCGCAAAGAGTCACCTCCCTACTTTTGCATACGCGTCCGCAGTAATCTCTCCATAGGATCTTCCTGCGCCGAGCCGCTGAAGTTTGTCGTGCAGTTTTGCTTTACAATGTCGAAGATCTCATACCAAAGCAGATTGGATTGCTTCTGGAACGAAAGTGCCATCTGTACAAACGGACTTGCAATCGCGCCGCCCGTGGTCGGATGCTTGCCGAGCAGACCGTATTGACTCACCGCCTCCTCACACTGGATATAGCGGGCAAACGCCTGCGCATAGCTTTCGATCAGGCGGTAATTCACAAGATGCTCACAGCCGCGCTCCTTAAGCCACAACCACGTTTCGCGGAAAATTTCATCTGCGCCAAGTGTCTTTCCATCCTGCTGCTGCGCGGACAGATACCCGCTGGGACTTGGCATGTCCGCACCACAGAGATCGGCAGCGCCTCTCAAATCCGCACCGCTGAGCATCATCCCAGGAAACTCCAAAATACTTGCTGTCTGTCCCCCCGCAATCTTATCTGCCAGCACCTTCGGCTTTTTCCCGGCGCGGGGGCGTCTGCCGCCACGATTCGTACCGTCCCGCGCCATCTTCTCACCCCATTTTTTAATACCCCGTTTGATTTACCATTTTTTCACGTACGCCCCAGCACCGGTCGCATAGCGACGCCATTTTAGAGATTGTACCACCCCCTAGGGGGTCTAGCGGTCGCCTGTGCTGCGCCGGTGAATCCGCTCATGACAAGACACGCAGAGCGACATCAGATTATCTGCATCATGCGTGCCGCCGTCAGCAATCTCTTTGATGTGATGCACGAGTGTCGCGCGAACATATCTGCCCTGGTCCTTGCACCGCTCGCAGAGCGGATGGAGTGCTATGTGCCGATCGCGAATCCGTCTCCACGAGCCCCCGTATCTCTCCTGCCGGTCGTAGCCGCGCGTGAAGTGCTCGTAATGCCGCTGCATGGTCTTCTCGTGTTTGTCACAGTACCCGCTCTTACTGTCCGTAAGACTTGGACACCCTGTCATGCGGCAGGGTCGTTTCGGCTTCCTCGGCATCCTTCCCACGCTCCTTCTTACGATAAAATCCCGCAGCGACGCGGCTCATTGCCATTTTTCGCACGATTTTCTTACGATTTTCGCGCACACAAAAAGAGCACCGCCGCAGCCGTGCCCTTATGTTTCTCAGCCTATACTATAGCACATGTTGTATGTGAGATTCTATGAGAACTTTCCGAAGACAGCAAAACTCTGCAATGCTTTGCCGTGCATCCACAGCACATGCCGATAGGTGTACCCGATGCCGACAGCCACCTGTTCCCATGATTGCCCGTAGAGATATCTTCCCAGCAATATCGCACGATAGCGCCCATCCGGTATCTGCTCAATCTGAACTCTTACCTCTTTCCGCAATGCAATCAAGTAATCCCACTGAACGTTGATCTCCTCCGCGTATTTCTCCAACGCTACAATCGCATCGGAGAGATCGCCGATCTTGCCTCCGGTGATTTTATCTGCGTCATACTGGATCGCTTTCAGATGCAAGATATCGGCTTTTGCTTGTTCGTATTCTTGCTCAAGAAGTTTCAGCTCCCGGTCTGCATCTCGGACACGCCAGAGATACGCCCGCACTTGTTTTATGTCAGTCAATCTATATCACCTTCCTCCTCAGGAAATTTCATGAACGTCAACCAGATTGCCCTCCCACGACGATTCCCGAAAAGCGGCTGCGCAGGAAGAATTTTCAAAACGTCAGCCGTAGAAATCTGATCTTCTGACCATTTGAAGATCAATACGCCGTAATCTTTCAGGACGCGCATGCACTCCTCGAATCCTCGGCGCAGATCATTCTGCCATGTGCTTTCGAGCACGCCGTACTTGATGCCGAGCCACGAAGTTTTTCCTGCACTGCACAGGTGCGGCGGGTCAAATACGACAAGCCGGAAACTCTCGTCAGAAAATGGAATCTCTCGGAAATCAGCGATCAGATCTGGCTTGACCTCGAATCGTCGGCCATCGCAAAGGTTTTGGGCAAAGCTGCGGTTGTCCATGAACACGGTCGCCGGATGCTCCTTGTCGAACCAGAACATTCGGGATCCGCAGCAAGCGTCAAGTATCTGCTTGTCAATATGTGTCTTCAACCTCATCATCTGCATCCATCTCCTCCCACTCCATTACGCGCGCCATCATGCAGCGCATGCTCGCATTGATGATGTGATTATCACTCCGGTCACCCGCAAGCCACATCGAGAGATGCCGCAATGCCCGTGCTACGTGTTCTTCTGCAGGGATGTCGTGCCACGTCTCGCCGGGATGCTTCTTTGCGCCCGCCGTCAGCCCGGTTGCCACCTCGTCAAGCCAACCGCAGTCAATGTACCGGTACTCATTTTTCTCCTCGTCCTGTGGATATTTCTGCTCTGTCATTTCTACAACCTCCGATCACTCAGCCTTGTCCGGCATAACATCCGCAAAGCGCTCCTCCTCGAATCTCGTCAACGGCGCGATCAACCCTCCCGCAGGTACCGCAGAAATGAGTTCCGTGTCCACCTCCATCCGCAAGGGAGCGTACTTACGCACGGGCGGGTAAAAGCGCACGGGAGCCGTGCGCTGCCGGAAGTAATCGACGAGATCGGAGAGGCGCCGCGCGTCGAACGCTGCGTAAAAGGTCTGCCCATCCTCGATGTTCGTTGACATACTCGAAAACCGATAACTCATGTTCATTTTGGCACTGCGCATATACGCAGTAAGCCCATCCGTACGCCACACCAGCAGCAAGGTCGTGATCTGCTTTTTCGGTGTACACGCATTCACCGGCTTCATCGCTGCAAGAAATTCCGTAAACTCATTTGCACAGACGATCGTATATGGCTCACTGCCGATAATCGGTGGCAGCAGCTTGTCATAATTCGGCATTGCAGCGTTCTCGCACATAAGGTTGCTCTGTAAATCAAAGGTTCCCTCTCTGCCGGAAGCATCCTCCACCCAAATACAGCTGTACCGATTTGACACATAGGCCCGCCCTGCATGGTAACGAATCACTGACAAGGCTTCGTCCTTGCTCAGGATCTTCTTGGCATTCTTCATGAAAATCAGCATTTCGTAGTCCTCCTTATCGCGCCTTATAGCGCTCTATCCTTGCTTTGACCGCATCCAACATACTCTCCTGCCCTGCGGCCTTGCCTGCCAGTGCTCGCATTACATCCTCGTCGATCGTCCCTTTCGCGACAAGGTGATGCAGCATCACGGGCTCCGTTTGTCCGGGACGATGCAGACGCTTATTCGTCTGTTGGTACGCCTCGAGGCTCCATGTCAGTCCGTACCAGATAGCAATATGCCCGCCGTGCTGGAGATTCAGCCCGTGCCCCGCGCTCTGCGGGTGCACCAAGAGAATCGGTATGTGTCCGGTGTTCCAGTCACGGATATCATCCGCCGATTTGAGTTCCCGCGCCTTTGGATAACGCTTTCGTAGCGCGTCTAGGTCATGTCGATAGCTGTAGATCACCATGACACTCTTGCCCTCGTTGCAGGAGATGATCTCGTCCAGCGCCTCGAGTTTTGCGTCATGGATCCGTACGACATCGCCCTCCGTGTCGTAGACCGCGCCGTTGGCCATCTGCAGCATCTTGTTTGTCAGCGCGGCGGCGGATACGGCAGTGATGTCTGTATCCCCGATGCTCAAGACAAGCTCCTTCTCCATTTCGCGGTATCGCTCCAACGCTTCATCCGGCAGCTGCACCTTGACAACGTTCTGCATCAGCGGAGGCAGTGTCAGATAATCCTCGCTCTTCATGCTGACGCAGATATCACCGATTTTGCGGAATATCTCTTTGTCGGCACCGGGACGCAGATCGTAGCTGTATACGACATAGCCGCTCTGCTGTCCGGGTCGGAAATATCGCTCACGGTACTCCGTCAGTGTCCTGCCGAGCCGTTCGCCGCGATCAAGGAGATACAGCTGACTCCAGAGATCCATCAGACCATTGGGGGCAGGCGTCCCGGTGAGAAGTACAACACGCCTCATCAGCGGCCGTACCTTCCGCAGCGCCTTGAATCTCTGTGATGCCGGGTTTTTGAAACTACTCGACTCGTCGATCACCACCATGTCGAACGGCCATTTGTTGCGGTAGTAACCAACCAGCCACTTAACCACATCACGGTTGATGATGTAGATGTCCGCACCTACCCTCAATGCCGCTTCGCGCGTCGCCATATCGCCGACAGCGATGGAGATACGCAGGTTTTGCGTATGTGCCCAGATCTCACACTCATCGCGCCAGGTACTCAGTGCCACACGCAGCGGGGCGATTACAAGCACTTTACGGACCGCGAAGCGATCATACATCAGCTCGTCGATCGCCGTCAGCGTCGATACCGTCTTGCCCATGCCCATATCCAACAGGAGAGCTACGGCAGGTGTGTCGATGATCCGCTGAATCGCGTACTGCTGATATGGCCGCGGTACGAACTCCCTACGCATCGAAGAAAAACTCACAGAACGTGCGGATATCGGCATCCGAGCGGATCACACAGACCGGAAAGCCCTTCGCGCGAATCTCTCTGTGTGCCGCTTCCTGCGACTTCCGCAGATGCCCGCTCGGACGCTTGATCTCCGCGAAGACTGCGCGCCCTCCGGGAAGAAGCACGATGCGATCGGGCACGCCGACGCGCCCCGGGGAAACGAATTTCATGGCAAGCCCGCCGGCCTCTTTGACCGTCTTCACGAAATTCCGTTCGACTTGTTTTTCCGTTATTGTTTCGGCGGACCGAAACAGCCCTGAAAAAATATTTTTCATTTTTCCTCCTCCGCCTCTTGACAAATCCGGTGGAACCTGTTACGCGCGCACGCACATGTGCGTACACTTTTTCAGAAATAAGGAAATATAGGGGTATATATATCCTTATTTCTAAACATCTCTATACAAATAAAGTTCCAAAGTTCCGCATGCTCTAACTCCTTACCGTTCTAAGCTTTAGACCGGAACTTTCTAAAGTTCCACAAAGTTCCATAGTTCCATTTTGTCTAATTCTATTTTTATCAAGTGGAACTTTCTCCTGCGTGGAACTTTCTCTGAAGTTCCACTTAACCACTCCGGATGAACCCTTTTTGCTTCCCGTAGTGCGGGAATCGGATACCACCGAGTGGCTGTTCCCACCCTTCGATCTTCCGCAAAACATCATTGATTTCTATTGATTGGGCACGGGTCAATTTTTTGGGGTCGCCGTTTAGAAGCTCCACCCACACCTCTAACGCACAGACACGGTCACGCGGCACAACTCCATCCATCATATCCAGCCCATCACCATGAATGAAATCCCGACGCTCTCCGAGATCCAGATGATTCCAGTTGCCCGGAAGTAGTTTGTCGACATAGTCGCGAATCAGCCCGGCCAAGGGGCTCTCATCCGTATGTGCCTCCTGCCGTCTTCGTGCCTCTGCCTCCATGCGACAGTCCAGGTGCAGGGGCTCACCACCCTTGAAGGCGTCGACGGCCTCCGCCCAAATCTGCCCCACAACGTCATCCGTCAGATGCTCAAAATGGGACATGCGCTGCCGCTCTTTATCCACCTGCATCGGCCACCATCTGCGGCCGCCCGTCTGATCGCGGATGAAGTCCGCGATATTCGTGGTCGCAATGAAGATGCACTGACGCGGATACCGCTCTGTGCGGCGTCCGTAGGCGGCTCTGAAGGAGTCCTCCTGCTTGGAAATGAACTGCTTCACGAGTTCGAAATCTGCCTTACGGATCGCGGCCAGCTCGCCGAGCTCAATCAGCCAAAAGCCTTGAATATGCTCCATTGCATCTTTGCCTTGGACGGTCACAAGGCTCTCGGAGTGCCAGCCGTGCGCAAGCTTGCGTACAAGGGAGGTCTTGCCCTGCCCCTGCCTGCCGATCAGCGTCAAGACCGTGTCGAACTTGATGCCGGGCTCGAGCGCACGGCCGAC